TGCGCGAAGTAAACTGCGTTGTGCGCAGTTGCATCGTCATACTTGTAATTCGGCAGGTATAGCCCGAGCTCACACTCATAGATGTGCTCGATCAAGCCCCAGCAGTCCCATCCATCCGGGCCACGCCCGTGCTTTTTGAATGGTAGGCCAATGTAACGTTCCAGATTCATCGCTTGAATAGCCCCGGGAACTTGTTGGGCGTGAATGCTGGATATGGGAACGGCTCCCGCGAGAATGCTTGCATGCCGAGCGAGAATGTGATGGCGTCTGCGTTGTAGGAAATAGACCTCACATCCATTTCCACCGGACCCCACTCGATGGTGTTGGGGCTGTCTGATAGGACAACTTTGAGTGTGACTTTTAGGCCTGCCTGAATGTTCCGGATTTCATCAATCAGCTCCCGCGAGACGTTCGCAACGCTGATCTCAGCCACAGGCTCACGATCTTCCAGATCATCAGGCAGCTTCGGGTAGAACGGAAATGCCGTGTAGACGTTTCCGCCACTCGTGATGTCTTCTGTGTTGTTGACGAGACGGGCTGTCGTGCCGTATGTGTCGTGGTGAACGTCCATAAGCACAAGGAACACTTTTGACGTTTCTTGTGCGAGTGCTGCTTGCATTGCCGCCAGCGAAACGTTCCGCGCCATCAGTACATCTCCAGCAGGTTCATCGTCGCCCGCCACCAGTCATAACCGATGTAGTCATATGATGGCGGCCCATCAAACCAGAAAGTCCGGGTCGTGCCGTGGGCGTCTGTATGTGAGAACGACAGCGCGCCGTGGGCGCAGGACGTTGCAAAAAAGTTTCGCATAGTACCGTACTGGGTCTCTGTCAGATCGAGGCTCCCGGACAGCCTCCGCAGGCCTGCAGTGCTCCTGCGGCGACGTTTCGGTGGGCCTACCTCCATCTGAGACACGATCAGGTTTTCTGCATCCTGCTCTGTGAATCCTCCTGCCCAATAAGCTGGTAAGCCAACCGGCCATGCAACTGCCATAACTTTACCTCTGCGCCATTACGTTCCGCAATCCGTATTTAGCACGCAGTGCCCGGGACATCGGCCCATCTTGTGCTATGTCGCTTGTCATTGCGTTCACAAGCACCTTGATGAGCTGGCTTCCGTCTGGCTGCCTTTGCGTTTGGACCTGCGGCTGGGGTGCGTCTGCTCCACCCATGTTGATGATTTCGATGCGCGTCTCTGGGACGTTTACCGTCACTGGCTCTGTGCTTTGCTTCTGTGGCGGCAGCATGATGTGGTTTTCGATCTTCGGCTCAAATGCCTTTTGCTCGCTTTCCACTGTGATCTTCCGATCCTCCCGGGCGAGCAGTTCTGCTGATGTCTCGTTGTCGAAGATTCGGCCCATGCGATCTTCCATGAAAATCTCTGGACCTTTCTCACCGACAACGTAAGCCTGCCCGGGCAGCACCTTGCCGCCGCGTGCACGTCCCGGGAACATGTTGCCAATGCCTTCTGTGAGCGGCTGGGTTATAAACATCCGCACCAGAATCCGGATGATGTCCTGCTCAAGCCCCTTCAGCACATCGCTGAAACTCTTCGCCTCAACAATCGCATCCTCGAAAGCAGAAGCAAACGACATGCCGAGATTTTCTGCGAGGAACTTGAGACGTTTCATCCCTTCGCTCATCTGCGTTTCGCTTTCGGTCAGCCGCACATACTCTTGTCCTGCTGCCTTGTTTGCTCTGCGGATGTATTCCTCGATTTGATCTGCCAGCTCCGGATAAGCAGAAATAAGCATACGCTCCAACTGCAACAGCTCTTCGCGCTTGCGGTTGAACTCTTCGAGTGGCGTCATGTTCGCTTCAATGAGTTGATCGTATTGCTCGCGCAGCTCTTCTAGTGCCTTGTTGTGCGGATCGAGTGCGGCCTGTGCCTTTTGAATCTCGATGCGCACAGCCTCCCAATCTTCTCTTGCGCGGCCTAGCAAATCTCCACCAAATCCACGGCGCATATTCTCATCGATCATCGCAATCGCAGAATCGACCAGCTTCAGCTGCTGTGCGAGACGTTCTGCTTCAGCAACATCCGGCAGGAACTCTGAGAAGGTGTCTTGTAGTGCTGTTGCTGCTTCGGGATCTGGCGCTAGTGCTGTTGGCTTCGGCTTTGGCTTCGGCTTTTCGTTTTGGTCCTGCTGATCTTTTAGTGCTGCTGTCGCGGAACGAATGCCCATCTCATACCGGAAATAGTCATCCGTCGCAGCTTGTATCGCGGCTGTGGCTGCGTCTTGTGTGACCTTGCTTTCTTCGATCTGCGCTTGTAGGCTGGCGACGGAACCTGTGAGTGCGTTCGCACGCTCCCGCATCAGGTCCGTACTGCTGCGCCAACTCGCGGCAACATCCCCAAACCCCGGGATGTAGTCTGCGACGTTCGCAAGCATCCCATAGAACCCAGCGAACTTCTCCAACAGCCACGCAAGCACTTCATTCCATGCGATCTTCCAGCGCAACATGAAGCGTTGCGTCGTGCCCTGTAACTTCGTCCACATCTCATCAAATGCCGCGATAGTAGCCGCAGCAAACAACCGCACCCCGCGAACGTTCTCATACAGCCAGCTACCAATCTGCCAACCCGCAAGCGCAGCAATCAGCACACCCATCGCTCCCTTCAGCGTTAGCAATGCTGCGCCTGTCGCTTTGATCCCGAGTGCGGTCTTGTGCATCGAGGCTGCGAACAGGTTTCCAACATGCGTACCTGATATCATCAGTGCGATGGTGGCTGGAAGGTGCTGCGAGTTGAGTGCGATCAGCGCTGCGTTCATCGCTTTGATTGCGACCACGCCTTTGGTCCACGCGAGGAAGAATGCTGCGAGTGGTGTGCCGTACTTGATGATGTCGATTGTCGTCTTGAGAAGAATCTCAAGCCCACCGACGATGTATGGAATTGCCTTTGTAAGTGCTGCGATGCCCTTGGAGATTGACGGAAGTGCCTCTGCCCCGAGCTTGATCAGTTCTGCTTTCAGCGAGGCTGAGGCCTGCTGAAACTTGAACATGGTGTCTTGTGTGACTCCCTCGAAAGCTGTCTTGAGACTCTGACCGGTTTCCTTCGCAAGCGCAGCAAAAATCTCGCGCACAATGTCTGCGTTCGCGCCGACGAGCGAGAACACGCCCGTCAGTGCGCGGATATTCGGGATCATGGTTGTGAAAACGCTCAGGTCACCTTTCGCAGCTTCCTTCAGCAGATGGAGTGTTTCGATCAGCCCGTCATCCCGGAGCGACTTTTGCAGCTGCTCTGACGACAGGCCAACCTTTTTGAACATCTGCTCCTGCTTTTCTGCAGGACTGATGATGGCGCTGATGGTGGACTTGAGTGCTGTGGTGGCTTCGGCTGCGTTGATACCGACACGTGTGAGTGCGGCGAGCGTTGCGCCAACTTCTGCGAACTCAACACCAGCAGCCTCAGCAACACCAATGACTGGACCAATCGCCGCAGAGATTTCCTCTGCTGCGGCTTTACCTTCCCGGACAGTCGCAACGAGAATGCCGACTGCCTTCTCAGCACTAAGGTTCGCAGCACCATAAGCGTTGACAGCTGATGTTGCCGCGTCAGCAACCACCTTAGTCTCGCCCATACCTGCGGCTGCAGCTTGTGCTGAAGCCCGGAGCACGTCTAACGCTTCCTTGCCACGGAATCCTGCAGACGTGACAAAGAACAGACCTTCTGCCAGCTCCTGCGGGCTGCGCCCGACTTCGCCAGCCATCTTCAAAACATCATCCGACATCGCATTGACGGATGCGCGTGAGACGCCCACAAGGTTCACGACCTTCGACATCTCACTCTCAAAAGTAACCGCCATCTGCGTGGCGGCTTTGCCGAAGTTTATGAGGATTGCAGCATTCAGGCCGATGCCGAGAAACGTGCCGAGCTTTTTGAGCTGGCTCATTCTGGAGGCTGAATGGAGCTTGTCGAACTTCTGATCCAGCCGCTGTACTTCGTCGCCTGCGCTCTTGGTGCTGCGCTTGAGCTTATTTAGTGCGCCTTCTGCCCTTTGCGCCGGCACCACCATTCCGGAAGGATCCAGCTTCAACCGTAATGTGGTTATTTGTTCGCTCACTGGCTGTCTCCAATTGCGACCTTTCGATCATCTGTATTGCCCAAACGAACTCTTCACGATCTTCGATGGACATTAACTCGCAATAAGCCAGCATCTCACTGAGCTGTATCCGTTCTGTGGCTGCCTGCCTGAGTTGAACGTATGCGCTGAAATAAATCTCTAAGTCTGTGTACAGTTCAGGCTTGTTCTCAATCGCCGGAACTCGCCTGCCTTGCTCTTGAATCCTCCTGAGCTTTGGAAGATGAGGTGCCCAGTGCTGCTCCCACCTGAGCACCTCATCTAGTTTTTTACAGCTTCCTCACGCTCACCTTCAGTGAACAAAGCCATCTCGTCAGCGTATGCATACACCACGTCGCGGAAGTCCTTGATGCTGAGAACTTCGACTGCGTTCTCAGTGTTGTACTCGATTGCGTTGCCGCTCTCGTCCTCAAGTCCTTCCCAACCCAGCAGCACCGTCTCAGCCATGCACTCTGCTAAGATACGCTCAGCAACTTCGTCACTCAAGGTTCCCGCACGCAGCTGGTGGCGGTATGGCTTTGTGGCCTTGCTGAAGTATGCCTTGTACTTCGGATTGCCTAGCCGCGCAACCTTGATCCGGGCACCTTGACCCAGATCAACCCACACCCCATCAACTTCCTTCTGCGTGTTGGTCTTGAACTGTGAGATTTTCATTCAGCCTCCCCGTTTATGCTGCTGATCTCGTCATGCGCATCGTCACACCGAGAGTCGGGTCACGGTACGCGGTAAACGTCATGTCTGCGATGACGTCCTGATTGTTCCCGGGCGTGATCACGTTACCATCCGACCACTTCAGCTTCGGCAGGTTCACAAGGTAAGAATTGCCGGCGACATCGGTGAGCGTGAAGGTGAAGGATGATGCGGTGTTGTTGAGATACTTCTCATACAGCGCCCGATCCTCGAAATATGCCTGCATGCTCCCGGTGACTTGGAACTGACCGAAGCCAATATCCATCGGGCCCAGCACGCCGACTGCGGGCTTGGGACGCGAGTTGTTGTTGACATCGAGCGAGATTTGCAAGATGTCGCCGCCAAATGCGCTCCCACCTTCCGTTACAGCTGTGACGTTGTCGATGGCGTTGAGCACTGACGTTGTGCTCGCTGCGGTTGGCGAACCGTCGCCAACAGTCGTGCCGCTCGCCACTGCCTTCTGACCTGCGAAGGTGAATGAGCCGTTGATGATGCTCCCGGGCTCAACAGTCAGAGACCCACCAGTAACGCGCATGCCGTAGAATGCAACATATTCGCTGATGTCCTGAAACTGCTTCTCGATCAGGAATGACTTCATCGTCGTGCCGTTGCTCAGAACGTCCGTGGACCATGTCCCAGCAAGCAACGCTTCGAACAACGCATCATAGGTGCCATACGAAAGCTCAAGGTTGACGCTGCCGCTGGCGCCGATACTCGTGCGCATGACGTCTGCGACCTGACGATCCGGGCGAATCTCTTCAGATGAAGAAAACTCGGAATCGTGCTTGAGACTTTCCCCGGTAAGACGCAGCGCCGCAAGTTTCGGTGCAACGCCACCACCATCACCCCAGATCGTTTCCGGAGTAATGTACAAGCCAACTCGTGAACTATCACTCATGTTCCTGCTCCTGTTTACCCATAGCTGTCAACTTGGAAACCTGTGCTTGCGTTGATCTGGTACCATGGGCCGGATTGCCCCACGCGATTCATGCTTGTGCCCCGGAAGATGACGCCCTCTGCTGTCATCGCGCCTTGGAAGCAATCTGCGATGGCTTCATACAGCTCTTCGCCAACACCAGTCCCTGCGTTGTGGGGTATGAAAATCTGGACAATCACAACCCCACCAGTCCGCCACCTACGGTTGTTTGGAGTCCCTCCAAGTCCAGCTTGTGACGTTGTACCGGGTAGAATGTTGAACTTGGCCCAGACTGCGTTGTCTGGCGGCGCAAACTCTTCGTTCTCCCACTCAACTGGATACTGTGGGAACCTATCCTCCCAGTAATCCATAAAACGTTTGCGAATTGCCTGTGCGTGTTCAGCCTTCATTTGTATCTCGCGATAACTTCAGCCACCGTCACAGCAACCATGCCGCGTGGGGCTTGTGTTGAACCTCGCATCACACCATCAATCTTTCGTCGCCCGTTCTCCAGCACACCGATGTATGGTGCGTTGTTGAAGATCCAGACAGGCTGGTACGGCATCAGCCCTGTGACACCGGTAATGCTCGCGAGCACTGCACCGCTGCCGGATGGGTCTGCGCCGGGAACCTCTGCTTCATTCGGTGTCGTGCCGAGCTGCCAGTTGGCCCGGGCATGACCGCCCACGTATCCCTTTGGACCTTTCTTGCTCTTCCAGATCGAAGGATTGCCCACTGGCGTTTTCATCACGATTGACCGGAACATATCAAGCGCCAGCTTTTTCGTTCCAGCAACAGCATCGTCCCGGGCCAGATCCTTGAACTTGTCAAGCTCCATGTTGAATGCCTTGATCGTGTTCACTTCTGTAGCCTCAAGATGTACGCAGCAACTTGCTCGCCGCTCCACACAGCCTCAACAGCAACAACTGTCCACGTCGCGCCTGCGAAAATGATGCGGTCCTTTTCGTCCGGGACGATCTCAAGATCAACCGCAGCCACCATCGTTTTCATCTCGCCCGTCTTTACCATTGCGCCGTCGCGCAACTCTTGGTATGGTTCTGGCGGGGAAAGCTTGATGGTGTACTGCTGGGTTTCTTGCAGATAGCCTTTCGACGCGACACGATCATACAAATACTCATCGCGCTGCAAGACTGCGCTGGCACCGAACTGGCCGATCAAATCGGAAGCCAGTGCGCGCATCTGTGTGTCGAGTGTCATGCCCGCTCCAGTACCGCGCTGCGCGTCCCGCCTGTAAGCAGATGCCGCAACGAACGATACACCTCATTGTAAGTGGGCTCAGTGTTCGTTGTGGTGTTGTCGTATTCGACCTCAAGGCTGCCGACCTTCTGCCGACGCACTGCTGCGCCCGGGGCAGTGTCCGGGAGCAGTGTGCCTGCGATGGCACGCTCTGCGAGCAGGATCGTTGCTGCGTTGACCTCGCCCGGAACTTCATCAACGCCAATCGCCCACCCAACAGGATACCCGGGCACCGTCACCTCAGCACGCGGCCAATCGAGTGACTGTGACTCGGAATACCGCAGCCCCTTCCAGCGCCCACGATACTGCTGTGTGAGATAGTCTGTGGCTTGTACTAGTGCGGCTTCCTGCTCTGCTTCCGTCTTGGCAATCCATGCTGCGGCTCGATTGCGCGCAGTAAGGTATGCCGTCGCCTGAGCAACCGAAGCGTAACTGTTGGCGCCAGCGACGACACTCCCATCTTCAACGACAATGGCCATGGCTTGCCCTCATTTACGGCAGCTTGTCTACGGTGTGCTCACTTTGCTTGATCGACTTCGGCTT